TTAAAAGCATTTTAAGACTCATTACAGGACTCTACATCCTAAGATGGGTAATAAGTCATAAATACGAAAACTTTACAATTATTAGATAGTAGTTTACTATTATTATAATTAGAGTAATTCCTGAATACAGGTAAGCTCAAGGAGACAAAAAAATGATACCAAAAGCAATTAGGGAAAAAGCAGTTCAAGTTGTAGATACTTATGACTTAACTGCAACTCAACGTGCAGTTGTTTTACATCAAGCAATGGCATATATCGAAAAAGAGATAGGAGAAAACTTTGATAAATCTTTAACTATGTTTAAAGTTCATGTTGAGCATTATTCAAATACAGTTGGGTTTGCTATACAGTCATATATTAAAGATGAGTATCCAGAGGTTACATCATGAATACAGAGTATATAAAAAAGTATAAATATTTTACTAAGGAAGGCATTCAAAAAGAAGAGTTGATTGCCTTACCTAGATTAACAACAATACATTTTTGGAGAGGGATACAAGATTTTTTGTATGATGAAGGTTACAAATTCCGAAAGCAACCTAAGATAAACGAGGGTGACCTTCCATATGGTACTGCAACCAAAGAAGTACCTGATAATATAAAAAAAACTTTTACTCACTTCAGAGAAGTTATGGATGCTTACTTTACTTATAAGATGATGAATGATGACAAACCCTCTAAATCAAAAGATGGCAAAGTCTTAAATTCAAGACCAAAGATTATTGATGACTGTAGAGGAAGAGTCGATGACATCAAGAATGATTTGGAAACTATGAAGCAAGAATATGAAGAATGGAGTGAGAAGATTAATCAGGGAGCTACTCAAGATAAGTGTAACGATGCAGTAGATACCTTAGACACTACAATATCACAATTAGAAGAAATAGAATCAGAGTTGGATAGTTTATTAGGTGAACTTCCACAAGGATTCGGGAGAGATTAAAATGAAATACATATTACTAGAGAAGGCAAACTATAAACATATTGAATCAGACTATTCATTAGTTGATGTTTTTGATTCAAGAGAAGAAGCCGAAGCTCAAAAAGATTTATGGGAAAGAATTAAAGTAAAAACAAATCATGATTACTTTATTTTTGAAGAGGTGAGTGATGAGTAAAGAACATTGCGTTATATGTGGGAGTGTCTTAGGTGGCACTCCAAAGGCTTCAACAAAGTTAGGTCAAACTATTTTAAACGAAACTTTAAAGCAAGACCCTGACTTCAAAGACATGGGTAATAATCCAATGCCAATTACACCTGAGTGGACTAAGTGCTGTTTTGATTGTAATTATAAATATGTAGTTCCAATTAGAATGGGTCAGATTCCAGATAATATAGAAGCTGATACTTTTGTATCACGACCTTTAATAATAACTTTATGGACTGCAACAGGTTTATATAACAATGGCAATCTTTATACTGATAAATTTTATTTACCTGAAACTGCATACGATACAGAGCTTTCTCGAAAACATAAACGAGAAAAAAGAAAAGCGAAAAACGAATTAGCTTTAAATATGTTTGCAGAAGGTGGTAAGATATAATGAGCAAAGGCAAAGTACCTATAAGAAGGCAACACGTTGGTGTAGGTTTTTTTGGACTTGCACATCAAGAGAAGAAAGAAAAATTAACTAAAGAAAAAAAAGAAAGAGAGGTGAAAAAAAATGCAAGAGCCAGACTTAAAAGCAATAGCTGAACATTGGTATGAAAATTTAGAAGAGCAAATCTATATTGATTTGGAAAACATGAAACGAGAAGCATGGTTTGGAAGTGACTCTACAAAGGGAAGTAATCCAATAGAAGCTGTAGCAATTAAAATAATTGACACCTACGAAAGTGAACAGTCAATTAAGTGTCTTTACGCAGATGGTTTTACACCACAGTCAGCATCAGCTAAAATAATTGAATACTTCCAAGAATGGTGGGAAGATGAGAAAATGGTTGGAGAGGATTATTTATAGGAGTAGGTTTATTTCATTATCCTATTCCAAAAAGAGGGTGGGGTCATCTCCATGTACCTACCCTCTAACTACAGAGATGTCTGCAAAATGAAAATCTTTATGGGTGACTTAATGAATCCTATAGAATGTGAAATAGTTTCCTACGAGAAACTACAAGAATTAAATGAATCAAAGCAAGAGGTTTGTGGTTTATATTTTAGTCAAGACAATAAAATTTTTATTACTAATGAGTCTACTGTTCCTAGCCTTGATTTGTTGCTTCATGAAATCAGTCACGCAATTGTTGATGAGCAAAAAATCTTAAAGTCCGAAGAACATAAATGTGATATGTTAGCAATACGATTAAAGAATCTATTACAGCAAAGGAAAAAAATATATGTTTTTACCAAATGAAAAATTTATTAAAACCTACTCACTTGAATATCTTGAATACATGAAAGACCAACCTTGTTGTGTTACAGGAAACCAAAATTCAGATTCACATCATCTGGAAGCAATCGGAATGGGTCAGAATAGAAAGAAGCCAAACCAAAAACATTTTACTACTATAAGTTTATCCAGAGAAATGCATACAGAACTTCATTCAATAGGATTAAATAAATTCCAGAGCAAGTATAACGTACAACTTTGGCAGGAAGCTTATTACTACTTTGCTAAGTGGTTATTGATAAAACTAGATAAAACCTAAAAAAACTTTACATTTATTTTAGTTATATTAACCCTATAAACAAAGGGTTTTCTTAATATAGTGAAAATAAGTGGCTTTATTTAGTTGACAATTATAATATATACAGTTATTTTTATACTCATGATAAACAATTACTTAATTCAAACAGGAATCAAGGCACAAGGGGGAATGATTTTCATGAATCAAATTTATAACCTTCTTGCTAGTTTATCATAGGAGATTAAAATGGAAGTATTTATTCAGACAGATGTTAAGAAGCTAAAGGAAGGTGAAGTAACCGATGAAAATTGGCTTGTTAGTGAAGATAGAGAAGAGCTTGATGCTCATGTGCAAAGAACATTTGATATGCAAGTTCAAATGTATGGAATAAGTTTTACAGAAATGAGGTGGACTTATTATGATAACGAAGGTGAGGAAATAGAAGAAACTAGAACTCTAAGGAATATTGGGGTTGGTACATATTTGGAAACAATGGAGAACTTCATTAGACCATTTAACGATAGAGTGATTGCTTCTATAATAGGGGGTAAAAAATAATGATGGATAAAGTAAAATATCATTTAGACAAAGCTCAGGAATGTAATAAAGCTAGAAGCGAATCAATCCAAAGATGTGATGAAGATGGATTCGTTACTCAGTTGGTAAATCAAAACCTAGTTTTTGAACATCAACTAGAAGCCGACCTTGCAGGTAAGAATGGCAAGGCACAATTCGTAGGATTGTACGAAGGTCAAAGAAGGGTTAAAGCAAAAATCATTGATACTAGATTTGGTGAATGCTGGATACTTCATGATGATGAAAATCTTTTAATCAATAAAGGTGGAAGCAAATTTATTTCAATCGGTGCTAAATCCAGAAAACAAAAACAACTTGGATTATGCCAACTGACTGAAGAAGATGATGCTGAAGTCGGAAGTCGCAGTACACGACCAGAAGTTAAAGGACTTGCAGGAATCTACTTTATGGAGAAACTCTTTATAAGAACTGGATGCGAATGGGGAACTGAAGCTAAGCTTATCTCTTAATAAACATGACCCAATATACATCTTAACCCTAATGAGCTCAGCAATGGGCTCGTATGGGCTTCACAATTATATAAAAACCTGACAAAACCTGACATATAGGTTAGAGTTTTAAAATGAAAGCAACTAAGGAAAGTTTACTCAAAGCAATAAAGCAAAATAGAGGGATTGTAACTAACATATGTAAGTCTTTAGATATGGCAAGGCAAAGCTTCTATGAAAGGTTAGATAACGATATAGAGCTTCAGGAAGCCTTAGAGGATGCAAGGGAAGAGGTTTTAGACTTAGGTGAATCTAAACTAATAGAATTAGTCCAAGAGGGAAATGCTCAGGCAGTATTCTTTATGTTAAAAACTATCGGGAAGAATCGAGGTTACATTGAGAAGCAAGAAGTCGAACAACTAAACAGAACGATAAACATAATCGAGATTCCAAAGATAGATGCCTTAGAGCCTACGATAGATGAGATTAGAGAAGAAACCGAATCAGAACACTAATGTAATCTGGAAGCCCACTAAGAAGCAACTAGAGTTTCTTAAAGCAGGTGCAATCTTCGAGGTCGCATATTTGGGTGGAGCAGGAAGTGGCAAGAGCTCTGTATTGCTTGTTGATGCCTGTAGGCAAATGAATAATCCAGAAGCCAAAGCAGTAATCTTCAGAAGGACTACAAAGGAACTACAACAGCTAATTGATTACTCACAGCAAGTTTATAGAAAGCTCGGAGCTTATTACTTAGCTCAGAAAGCTGTCTGGGTATTTCCATCAGGTGGCAAGATTTATTTCAGTCACATGGAATCACCACAAGATAAACATCAGCACGATGGACAAGAATATAATAGTGGAGTTTACTTTGATGAGATTACTCACTTCGAGGAAGATATGTATCTTTATCTTCATACAAGATGTAGGTCAACTAATCCAGATTTAATTCCAAGAGTAAGATGCACAGGAACTCCAGTCGGTAAACATATTGATTGGGTAAGAAGAAGATTCATAGATTCTGGAAGCTATAAAATAATTAAAGATAAGGAAACCAGTTTATCCAGACTTTATATTCCAGCAACTTTAGATGACAATCCACACTTAACAGAATCAGACCCACTTTATGAAAAGAGATTAAGGCTTCAAGGGGAAAACATTTATCAAGCATTAAGGTTTGGTGATTGGAGTTTGATTGATGGAGTAGCTTTTCCAGAGATACATGACCAGACTCATTTGATAGATTCCTATACTCCAACATCTTCTGATATTTTAATTAGAGGATTCGATTGGGGATTCACAGCTCCATTTGCAACTGTCTGGATTGCAATAACCAGAGATGGTGACTTAATAGTTTTTAAGGAATGGATAGGCACAGCAGATGGAAGCAACAAAGGTTTAATGATGGGTGCAGATGAATGTGCTAGAACTATAAAAGATATAGAGGAGCAAAACTCATTACACATTTCTTATGGAGCATCTGACCCAGCTATCTGGGGAAAACAAAATGAAGGTGAATCTATTGGTGAGATATTTGAGAGAATAGGATTAGTAATGCACCGAGCAAATAACAATAGAACATTTGGTAAACAACAATTGCACATGAGATTAAGAGTTGATGAATATACAAAGAAGCCAAAAATATTTTTTACAAAAGATGTACCGATTACTTACAGGTCGCTAAAAGAAATACAAACAGATAAAAGAAATCCAGAGGTTTATGATACAAGTGGATTCGACCATTGCGTTGATGCCCTAAGATATGCAGTAATGGAAAGAACTATTGATTCAGGATTTGATTCACCACCAGAGGTTTATGGAGAAAGAGAAACAAATATCCAATCTTTTTAAAAAAAACTTTATTAATAAATACCCTGTAAATAAAGGCTTATATAAGTAAAGTAAAATAGTTGCTATTATTCTATTGACAATTATATCAAATACAGTTACTTTTATAACATAATGCAGAACAAAGGAGAGAATAAAATGAATACACTTTACTCAACAAGGGAACTAAAACTAAATAGAAGGAATCTTGATAAAGCACTTAGAGGTGTTTGCAAAAGATTAAATGAAGAAAGAAGTTCAAGAAATGTAGTCGTTGAATTACATACAATATGGAATGACTTTCAAGGAAAACTTTTCTTCGATACAATAGAAATGGATGGAAAGGATTTATTCGTAAACTTGCAAGAGCTTATGACAAAGTACAGACTCTCAGTTTCAGTTGAAGAATGGTTAGACCAACATCGTACTTTAACAAATCTTACAAGTTCTTTAGATTTTGTTACTAGAGCAAGAAACGAAAAAAGAGAAT